CAAGCGCCATATGTGACATGGCAAACAATTTCTGGTGATTCAAATAGCAACCTTGATTCGCGGCCTGTTTCCGACAGTGCAATTATTCAAATTGATGTATATGCAACTGATGAGGATGTTGTTGATCAGGTTGCAAAAGCAATTCGATTCGCAATTGAACTTGATTGTTATGTGGTTCGTTATGGTGAGGCAGATAAGGACCCCGTAACAGGAATGCCTCACTATTCTTTTGATGTTAGCTGGATCGTAAACCGCTAATAAAACTTAAACCATATTTTCACTTAGCACCCAATCGGGTGCTTTTTTTATGCCTAAAATTAAGGAGCGCTCTTAATGGCTAATGTTAAAACTCAAAAAACACAGTTATTTACTGTGTTAAATGGTCAAGTGGTTCGTTTTATTTGCTCTAAACGGATTGACTTGGGGCAAGATTCATTTCAAAAAATTGATGTGACTTGTCTTGATGCAGAATCAAAACAGTATGTTCGCGGTATGCGTGATCCCGGCGAAGGTGCAGTAGAAATCGATTACGATGATACGAACACCAGTCATGACAAATTAATTGAAATTGCCGAATCTGGAGAGATTTTAGAATGGCATGTTGGTTCGGGTCATGCTGCAACCCCTCCGACCTATGATCCAGCCAGTGGTATTGATCTGCCAGAGGATCGTATGTGGTGGTCATTCAAGGGTTATATTAATCCTACTGCACCGAATGCATTTGAAGTCGATTCTGTAGTTGGTTATTCATTCACATTGATTCGTACTTCTGGCGTGACTTCAACTAAACGCACGGTGGTTCCATAATGGCTAAGATCAGCATTACAGACTTAAAGCAGAGTGTAACCACTCTAAACGTTCCAGTTAAAAAAGCCGTCAAGTGGAATGTTGAAGCGACTGAAAGCAATATTGGGTCACTTAAAAAATTGACGAAAAACAATTCATTAGAACTTGGTGATATTGTTGAGCTTGAAGCTGATATTTTTGTTAAAAAAATGAACTTCAAGGAAAGTCGCGAGGCATCCAAAGCAATTGAATGGGAGCTTAATTATGAGAATCTTGAGGATTCAAAGGTTAAGAAAATCGACTCAACTCACATGCAAGCTGCTCAATTACTTGGTTCAATTTGCTCAGATCAAAAGGGAACACCTTTTTTCTCAAGTGTTAATGACATCTATAAAGCAGAGCCTAGTTTAATAAATGCTATGTATGCTGCTGCTGATGAAGTTAATAATTTTTTGGGAAAGTCTCGGAAGAAGAGCTTGCAGACAGAGAACTCCTCATTGAACTCGTCCTCAATGGAATCGGTGGAAGCACTTTAGCAGAAGCCGAATTAAACATTAGTCATAAAGAGTTGATGGAATGGAGAGCCTATCGTCAAAAATATGGCTCTCTTTTCTTTGGTCGCCGGCTAGAGCAAAGCTTTGGAAGCTGGATGGCACATTACACAGGCTTCAAAGTTAAAGAGGGAACAAAAGTAGACCCTTATATATTTATGCCTCATGAAACGCCACCAGACGATGACAATTCATTGTCATTAGAGGAATATCTAGAAAGGTTCCATAGTAACTAACCCTATCATAAGGTGGGGCATGTGACATTTACATACCGTTTTGTTAAATTGAAGAAAATTGAAAAACGGTGTGTAAATGAATAAGTTTTTAATTATTGTCATTCTGGGCTGTTTGTTACTTGGATGTGGAAAAACAGAAGAAGAAAAACTTAAGGATGAGAGGCAAAAACTTGATTTGCAAGTCCAGAAATTAGTTAAAGATAAATTAAAAGATGGCGATACAGCTAAGTTTCGTAATCAATGGGAGCTATGCGGTGAGGTAAATGCTAAAAATAGTTTTGGCGCCTATACTGGCTTTCAGCGCTACATAATCACAAAAGAAAAAATATACTTTGAAAATGATTATAACTCTGACCCAACATCTATAGCAGCCTTCAATCAAGTTTGGAATTCTGACTGCAAATAGCAGTAAACATTAATTTTTAAAAACCCCGCTAATTAGTGGGGTTTTTTATGCCTGGAGAAAAGAGATGGCGACAAATTCACTTGGCAGATTAACGCTAGATTTGGTTGTTCAAACAGCTAGTTTTACGGAACCATTAAGTAAGGCAGAGCGCCAAGCCCGAACATCGAGTCAAGGGATTGCTAATTCTTTAAATATTGCTGCTATTGCTGTAAGTGCATTGAGTGGAGCAGTG